GCACTGCCAGGCTTTTCTGTATCAAGCTCTTGAATTGCAGCTTGAACATCTGTGGCTGCAATATTGCCTACAGGTGTGACTGAAATGTTACTGGCGGTTTGTCCCGCGATAGCGTTGGAAACGTCCACCAGGCTGAACGCTGTTCCCGTGCCAAGACTCACGAGCATGTCGGGCGGAGCCAAGCTGACGCCAGGTGCCGCACCAGAACCAGTGCCGCTTACATCGACAACAACGTAGTAATTGAGGTTTGTAACCGCAGGGCTAGGCAATGCACTGCCAGCCGTAAAACCAGCAGCAGAACCAGCAGTTGTTACGCTGACAAGCAAATTCGTATTTGCGTTATAAATTCCAGCAAGAATTAGGTTGCCGCTGATAACAGTAATTGGAACGAATGAGTTACCCGTATGAACGTATAAATCTTCGTTTTTCTCGTCGTAGAAAAACTGACCCTTAAAGTCAGCCGTTGGAAAGGTGACAATGTTGTCAGTTGATCCAGCGCCACCGAATTTAGTAACTGAGCTGTCAGCTAACTTTGTGCCTGTAACTGCATCCGTTCCAATCAAAGAGCTAGGGATGGTTCCGCTAGTTAGCTTTGCTGCTGAAAGGTCTGGAATGTCAGCCTCAACTAAAGTGTTGCCAGCGGTGACGTGCCCTTGAGCGTTGACCGTAACCTTCGTGTAAGTTCCAGTCGCAACAGTGCTGCTGTGATTCAAGTTGCCTGAAGAATCAACCGCTAAGCCGCTTCCAGGGATAACCGCACCAGCGGCAGTTGAAGTCGCAACAGGCAAGTCAGCAGCAGCAAGCACTCTGCCGCCAGTAATCAAGCCTTTGGCGTCATAGGTGACAACGTGATGTGTTGTGCTTTGTGTTACGTCATTGGCAATCTCAATCGTGTTGGAGTCCATGCGGAGCCCATCACCATTGACAATTACGCCGCCTTTGGCACTTGTAGTTGCAACAGGAAGGTCAGTACCTGCAATCGTGCGATAAGCCAACGCACCACCAGCCCCAGTCGGTCCCGCTAAAAACTGGTTTGCAGAACTGCTGTTATCAATGGTTGCCGCAATCGTTACGGCGTCACCACTTGTAGTTGCGGTGATATTAATGATGCCAGTCGTGCTGCCACTAGCCGTATTGAGTGATCCAGCGCCTTTAAGACTCAGCCATGCTGAACCGTTCCAGCAATACAGCTTGTTGTCATCAGTATCTAAAGCAAGCTGTCCTGTAAACGCTCCAGAACCCGGCAACGTTGTAACTAGGTCAACAGTTGATTCGTTTGCCAGTTTTGCTGCTGTGATCCCGTCATCAGCAACCTTGGCTGTAGTAATCGCAGCATCAGCAACATCAGCGGTGGCAATACCGCCAGCAGCAAACAAAATCTTTGCGCCTGGAATTGTGTCGTCAGCAATCAGCGTCACGCCATTGGCAACGAGATCGCCAACCGTTAGCTTTTTTGTCTCACTGGCGCTACTGTCAACAACCGCTAGCTCGTCAGCAGTGGCAAGATTGGCACCTGCCAAAGCTGCTAACTGGGAAATCTTTAGGTCAGCCATTGGCGGTCAATCCCCCTCGGGTTACTCGTCGTTTTCTAACGCTAGTTTAGCGGTTGCGTCCTGATCCAAAAGTATGTCGTCAGCATTCTCTTGGAGCACTTTCTCTGGAGTGGAAAGACTCATTTTTATCTCTATAGAGCCTGTGGTGACAAAATCTGCACTGATTTGAACCAATGAGTTGGGGGCAAATTGCACCGCGCAAGCCGTCAGAACCCCTGTCACCTGATACCAGATCGAATCGTTTTCTGCATTGGTGTGCCCTGCTGGGTTATAGCCTGAAGTCTTCAAGTAAAACTTTCCAGAAAAAGAGCTGCCAACTCTGGTTCTAAGCGCCAACTCTAATAAGTAATGAGGCAATTCCTTTGCTGTGTCTCCTGTGTACTCCCATTCGCAACTCATGCGCCCTGACCCGGACATTAATGTAGAAATACGGTTCCGAAAATCGTCAGATAATGTTGTTGTATCAATAGTCTCCCTTTCAGTATTCAATTCGTACTGTTGTACGCGACTTAGGACTCGATACGAAGAGTTCTCAACCTTTACTTTGACTGGAATATTGTTGCCAGGCGCTGCTAACGCTGTTGCGTTGGTTGCTCCGCCATTTACCGCATGAGCAAAGGAGTCGTACAGCCTGATTCCGTCGATTTCGTCAACAAAAATAAATTTTTTAACACTGCTGTCAGAGTAGCCGGAGATGAAATCCAAGGCGCTGCCGTCAGTGCTAGTGATTTCTATTTGGTCGCCAGTAAGCAGTTGTCCATGCTGAAAGTCAAAGCTAAACCTCTTTACATTTACATTTACGTCTCCAGTGTCAATTATTGAAACCAACTCTCCACCGTCAAACTGCCTTTGCAGTTCAACTTCCCCAAATGTCCCTAGGTAAACGCTCATTGGATTGTTACGGCTGACAAGGCACCCGTGCCAACAAAAGAAATCTCTGCTCGGACTAAATCAGCTGTTGCAGCGCCCATGCTCGCGCTTGTAACGTATGCCGTCATCTTGATGTCGTTGTTGTCGCTTCCGTCAACCCATCGAAAAGTTAACTCAACAGTATCGCTAGAGCTGACACCGTCAGTGCCTGTTTTTATTAACTTGTTGAGCAAACCTGCTGTGTTAATTGCGTTGTTGCCATCTTTGTAATACAACAAGCTTGCGTTGCCGGAATAGCCAAGAATGCCAGGGCTATAACTGCGAACACTGTCGCCCAAAGTTGTTGTCTCTAGCGTCTCTAAATCAGATTGCAACGAAAAGCTTGAGACCTTGGCAAGGGTTACCCCTGCTAGCTGCATCACTCCGTCCCTGCCTGTGTAAACTTTTGTCATCAGAGCACGCCGATCAAATTCACTGTAACAGTGCTAACCCCAGGCCGCACCTGCGTTAATTCTGGTGCGCTCTCGTACCGATACGCATTTCCCGAAGAGCCCGCGCCAATTGCTGTTGAGTTGCCTTCCCAGCCAGTCTTGGCGCCGCTGTTTGTGCCTTCACTTGCTACGCCAAAAACTGCAAACGTACCTTGCGTCTCGTCGTAATGATCAATGAAAAGTTCAGCGTTTGCGTCAGTGATGTTTTGGTACGTCAATGACAGCTTTAGGTTGGTGCGGCGATTCCCGTAAAGGATGCGTGTCTCCGCTCCACTTTGGGACTTGAAGCTTTTTACTGGATAGTCACCAGCAGAAAAGGAACGACTTGTTGGCTTTAAATCGGTCGGATACGGCATTACGAAGGCCCTTGTGCGATAAAGGCGGCGTCATTAGATACCAGTTTAGCTAGCTCACTGACCTCAGCACTGTCGCATGGATATTCAGAAGCAACGATTCGGATGGTCATGTCCTCCTCAAAAGTGAGCTGCTCTACTAAATAAATGTTCTCTGAAGTTGACGGCGTCGTAATAGTAAAGATAGCGTTGAAAAACGCAGAGTCCGTCGCTACACCGTTTGACACTTGCATGTTTCCAAACAATATATCTTGAGAAGTCGTTGTATAGTAAGTAATTGGATACGTTCCATCGGCAATTGCTGTTGCACTTACGATTACGCCTGTGCTGCTAACGGTTCCATTTGACGCAGAACTGTAAGGGCTTGCTTCAGTTATAACTTTTATAAAATCACCAGGGGCCAAGTTAAGGCCATCAATAGTTGTCCCAAACTTTACGCTATGGGTTACAAGCTTGCGCAATGCCAAGAAATGCTTGGCGACCATAAAAGCATGCTCACGGCTTGTGCAAAACTGAGTTAGGTCAAAAGTTTCTACTGAAACGTCATGACTACCAGAAGCAAATTTGACAGCCAAAGTGCGTTCTTCAGGAAACTTGTTTTGGCGTTCGTATCGATACCGCATCAAAGCTTTAAAATCCCTGCGTTCTTCTGCACCCAAAAACTCAAGCTCAAACGTATCTTCCAAGATATTGCCTGAAGTGAAGATTTGTTTTACCGCTACAGGATTTGTGCTTATCTCACCGCCTGCTGTTGTTGGCAGAGCTGGCCTTATTGAAAACTTACCATTAACAAGCACAAAATTGCATAAAAAGTTTGGCGCGTTGCTGCTGATAAATTCTCTTATGTTGACCTTATCAGTGATCGCACCGTTGCAAAATAGCTTGTTGGCACGCAGGAAGCGTGAGGTCTCCTCAAGGTCTGAAACGTTGATTAGGTTTGGCTGGCTAGCCGTCATGTTTAGACGAGTGCCTGCACCAGCGGTAACGTTTGTCAACAAGTAAAAGACAAGATCCGTAAACAGATTGCTTGGACCTTCTCCCGTTGTGTTGTTCGGGTCGTTATAAGTACCCAGGTCAGGATGCAACCTACGAACCTGGACACCGCTTCTAAGCCACACACGCAGTTGGTCTAAACGGGTGAAGGTGTTGCTTGCACGTAAAACCAACCCAGCTGTCGTTAGCTTTTCGTAGTCAGGAATAGGATCGTTTTCTATGATTTCGTTCACGTAAACCAAGCTATGCTCTGGCTCGTTTTCGTTTGATTTTTGTACTAGGTCGCCATACGGGCTGATGTCTGCATATTGGCTTTGATTCTCAAAAATACGATCACCCAATAAAGCTTGCGCCGTAAAGATTCTTTCAGATATAGCCTCAACACTGTAAAGAATACCAATTTTCCTGTTGCTCTCATAATACTCGCTAGCAAAATCATTTGACCTGCTTGGAGTCCTTAAGTCAGAGAAAGTGTCTCCAACGTCCCAATCATCGCTAGTGTCATTGCTGTTTTCAACCACCTCAATCGTTGGCTGAGACCATAGCTTTGTTCTACCGCTCCAATGATCGCTGCTGCTAATGACCCGAGACGTGAGCTTTAGCTTTATTTTTTTGTTACTAATGCCAAAACTGCTACCTGTTAGGTTAACAGTTTCACTTTCTGTTTCGCCCACTCCATGGGAAGTTGCTTTGCCAAAAACTTCTTCAAAGTAACCTTGGGAGCGACCCTTGACTTCAACTCTCCTTTCAACGTTAGACACTATAAACTCAAGACCGGACATCGTAAGTCCATTTACTGCAAATGGGTTATTCGAGCTGTAGTTTGATGTCCCAGGTGTACGAGAAGCCGTACTGCCGTTGCCACGTTTAATGGTAAACCGGGAAAGCGAATCCCACCCAGAGGAACTGCTTACAACGTATACCCCTAAGCCTGATGAATAGTCAGCAATGTTCCATGTACTTTGCTGACCAGAAGCCGTCCTTGCAAAATGGTCAGCCGGTAACTCATGTCTTTCAGCAAGAAACTCCAGTTCAACCCAACGGCCATCAGTTACATATTCTTTAATTCTAAAAGTTCTGCGCTCACCCATGGCCGCCCCATTGTGGTCTGGGTCGCCAAAAGCTTCAAAACCAAATGCACCCATACGACCACCAGTTGCATTAGCCGGGTCTGAGACAAGAACCCGTTCGCCTTGATTGTCAACTGCAGTTAAAAAAGTTGTGCCTTCAGGCTCGTCATCTGGCAAAAATGTATTGACGCCAACTGAAGACGGAAACCCAAAAGCTATAGAGTTATTTGTGCTATCTATTTTAGTAATAAACTCTTTGTTGGTTTTTATTGATCCTTTGTCTACAAGGCGTCCAGTTGTTGAAATTTTGAATTTTCCATATGATCCAACTTCAACTTCTTCATTAAAACTAGGCGTAAGTTCTGACGAAGCCGCAGTTAATTGAATGTATTCTGATGTATCAGAACGAGAGCGCATGTCCGCGCCAGTCCTTGAAACAAATTTGTATTCGTATTCTTCATTAAGTGGCTTGTCTTCTGGATGGCGTATGCGAATAGAATTATATTGAGCGATTGGTTTATTGCCTGTCACCACAAAATCACGGTCGATTCGCTCATAAACAAACTCATTACCGCTTTCATCTAAGCCAGCCCGTCGAACATAAATAGTAAAAATTGATGTCCGAGCTATATGAGAATTAATTGTGCCTGCAGATGTCTGCACTAAGTCATCATCAAGGACTTTTAACTCGTCGCTCGTAGGCAGGCTCATGAAGTTGCAAATTCCATTTAGCCTTTGGAATACAACACTTTTTATGCCAAATTCAGTAACATCACAAGCACGGCTATTCCGAACCAAGCCGCGTGCTACCCGTGTAATTGGAAAGAATGCCGCTCCAACACTTGCGGCGGCATCTACTGCGTCATTAACCTCGCGTTCTGGGAAAACAACCTTGGCTGCATTTACTCTGCCAATAATCGCGCTAGAAGCCTCTTTTGTGTCTATACACCTAAATGTGATCCTTTGGTCTCCATCCCCTGGGCGATATTGAGTGATATTCCTATCAATAACTTGCCAAGTAGTTGAGCCAATTGCAAACAATTCGCCTGCCTGCATTGCGTCATCAGCTGCAATTTGTTGCGCTTCAACTTCGCTGTTTATGTCGTCGACGGAAACCGTTTCGCCGTAAGTGTCTTGCGCTAACTTGGTGTCGCTAATTAAAAAAACTGCAGTGTCACCTTCCTGAACCTGAGGCGTATCAAAAAGATCGCTTGGGTTGCATTCAGCACCGTTGTGACTGACTATCCCCATGCGACGGCTGTAATTACGGCCTTTCCCTTCCATTTGCTCGTTACCGCAAATCTTTTTCCGCTCATTCCTCAGCGTCCCCTTGGGGTCATTTTTTGAAATTTTGTCTTCTTGCCTTAAGATGCTTATAACGCGCCAATTTACCCGATAAATGTTTCCATTTGCTATTGGAGAGTAAACGCCAAATTGTGTATTGTTGCTTGGTGTATAGCTATGGCAAAATCCTTTCTGAAACTCTCCTTTGCGCGTTGGGCAAAGGAAGACATCGTCTCCCCCACCAAAACGCCCTGCATTTGGATCTGCGGACTCAATCGATCCTCCTGACCCAAATACTCTGTTTATGTTTTGAATCCTGCTAAACCCAGAAGCAGTCGTGTTGCGCTTCCAATAAAAAGCAAAATTACTTGAGTAAATTGAATCTAACGCATTGTTGCCAATAAAAATTCCGCTTAGGTCTGGCGGAGCAATTCCATCCGGTCCGACACTATCAGCTTTACCTTGCTCGCCCCCAACTCGTTCTACGTCGTTATAAAGCCCAAAAATGATTGGTACTGGCGCGTTATAGTCTGCAAGCTCTGCAGATGTATCAAACCCACGAGAAGGCGTAAACCGATTGCCACCTGTAATACTGTCGAGTTGACGCCGTGATGACCGATCAGAGCCTGGAGCCTGAGGCTTCGGCATCAGCAAAAATGAAATCGCTGTTGTTACGGCACCAATAGCAAGACTAATTAAGATTGGAATATAAACTGCTTCAGCGCTTACAATGTCAGGTATATGCTCATAACCAGCAGGACGAATCCTGCTTCGTCGAATTACTTCGCCAACAAACTGTCGATACTCTTCTTCGCTTAACCCTATTGAGGCAATAAGTTGTTTTTCATACGGAAGCAATGGGGCTTCGTAAACAGACGGGCCGAAGACCATGCCACCTTCTGCGTCCTTCGATTGATGTATAGAACGCCGTTTCGCCATGAGACCGCAAATGCCCAGCTCTGCTGAGGAAGCAGCAGAATATCGCCATCATACTCAGGGTCCGAAACCCTGTCGCCCCACAACAACAGATCCCGCAACGTCTCGTATTTGCTGCTTTCGTACCACGAAGCCTTGAAGGC